CTTCCAGGTGCTAACCAGCTCCACGAGATCGGGACGCGCACCGTCCTTGCCGGGCTGGATGCGATCGTACTCGGCTTCGATGGCCGCCGCGAGGTCAGGGTGCGAGATGCCGGCGCCCGTAAGCGCCTTCCACCGGTCGAAGCGGGTGGCGGTCGCCTCCGCTGCCTGCTTGGCCGCCGTCAGCTCCGCCTCGAGAGCCGCCGCACGCTGCGCCGCCGTGCCGGCCTGCTTCACCTCGCCTTCCAGTCCAGCGATCCGGGCCTCAGCCTCCCGGAGCTTCTCGATGGTCTCCCGGAAGCGCGCATAGGGTACGGTGTCCGCCGTCTCGTTGCTCATTGACTCTCTCCAGAGGAAGTGAACTGCTCACGGAGCTTGCGCCCCGTCCGGGTCTCGATGAAGGCCTCATAGAGCGCGGGGGCCTCCCGTCGCATGACGGTAAGCGCCCAACGCACTCCGGCGTCTCCGCCCCAAAGCTGCCAAGCCTGCCAACCCTTGCCCTGCTCAGACCAGGTGGCCCCCTCCCGGTCAATCAAGTGGCGGGCAAAGTACCGGACCATGCGGAGCACGCTGTCAAAGGAGACCACCGGCCGGGTGCTCAAGTCCCGTGCCCGCGCCAGGCCAACCTCCGTGCCGCCGCGCTCCGAAGGGGGCTTCGTGGCGCGCACCTCGAGGCCACGAGCGGCGGCCGCGGCAACATCGGCAGGGGGGCGGATGGGCATTAGCCGGCGTCCTCTTCGTCGTCGGCCACGATCGAGAGCACCTCGTCAAGCGACTCAAGGGCGGTGCGGAGGAACGCTTCAACCTCTCCGCCCGGGTTGAGTGCGAGGGCCGCACCGAGGGCGATCCGGGCGCCGTCGATCTCTTCTGCCAGGTCGTCAGTCGAGACGGCCGCCGCCGCCGGCCTGGCGGCGGTCGGAGGCGTTGCGGGCGGCACCTCTGCCGTGGGCTCTTCGAGCTCCCCCACGCGCCGCGCCGCCACCTCGAAGGACAGCCCAGGGTGCATCTCCTGGTAGGCCTCCGCCTGCGACATAAGGCCGGCCGCCAGAAGAGCCAGCACATCTTCGCGCCGCGCCCGGCGTTAATCCGGGCTGAGCGGGAGCTCCTTGTAGCGGACCTGGTAGCCGGACTCCGGGAACCCAGCGCCGGCCGGGAACCCAAGGTAGCGGTTGAGCAGGATGGCGCTCAGCGCAACCAAGCGCTCATCGGAGTCCCGCATCGAGACCGCCGCCCGCCGCTGCGCCGTCCGCTTGCCCTCGTTCGTCAAGGCGATGGCCGCCCCGCTCCGCGCGGTAGAGGTCATGCGCTGGAGGTCCGAAGGCGGCACGCCCATCGAGACAGCCAAGCGAGCCGTCATGGACTCAAGCACGCCCTGCATCTTCTCCACATCGGCCCCGGCCTGGAACTGGCCGACCATGGGTTGGCCTGCATCCTCCGTGTCCCGCGCAGAGCGGAAGCGGAGCAAGGAGGCCGGATCGGTGATTACCTCCGAGCGCCGCCCGTTCTGCGTCTCCACCACCTCTGCCGCGTCCACCTCGAGGTTGACGACATAGCGTTGGGGCCACGAAGAGTCGCGGAAGGAGTGAGCCACAAAGGCAGAGAAGACGGCCATATCCAAGGACCCGTCCACCACCTCCTGGATGGCGTAGGGGTCCCAGAGACGGTCTCCAGGCCGGACGGCGTGGTACAGCACATAGGGCAGCACGGGGCGCCCGTCCGCCCGCCGGTAGGGGTAGGCCTCCCCGGAGAAGTCGCCGCCCAGCGTGGCGCCGGAGATGTCCTCTCCGAGGGTCCCGCCGCCCGTCAGGAGATGCACGCGGTAGACCGGCGCCTCCGGGTCCGCCACGGAGACCACATCGACAGTCCAGACCGGCTCCGGGCCGTGGCCCTCAAGGTGCCGCAGGCGGTACTCGTGAACCGTGCGGGGCTGCTCCGGGGCGTCTACGGGCGCATCTGCCCAGACCATATCGGGGTAAACCGGACGAAAGCGGAGCCGTCCGTCCTCGCTCACATGCGCCCGCACCAACATCTCCCGGAGGCCGGTGACATAGAACTGCGTGCGCGCCATGAGGCCCCAAAGCCCGGCGATGCGGAGCTGGCGCTCAATGCCCACCGCTTCGCTGCGCTCATGCGTGACTTCGGGCTCGTGGTCGTAAAGCACGCTGAGCTCACGACAGCCCGCCTCGAAGACATTCGCCGCAAGCGAGACCGGCCCCCAAGCCTCCCGCCGCACGCTGCCCAGGTGGCGCTCGAGGTGGCGCTCAAGGTCCGCGCGCCACACCCCATCCAGGAGCCGCCGCCGCCGCCGGGTCTCTTCCCAGCGGGCGCGGGTCGTCTCGTCAGGTGCGGACGGGGGCGCGTAGCCGAGGGCGTCACGAGGGTACATCGAGTGCCTCAGTAGAAGCGGAGGGTGCGCGCGGCGGACGCCCGGGAGAGCGTAGCCTGCCGCCGGAAGATGTGCGATTGTAGCGCGTAGCGCAGGGCGTCCAGCTTATCCTTGTGCACATCGTCGGCACCCTGCCACTTCTCTAGAGCGTCGATGAGGTGCGCGCAGCGTGGCGAGATGACAAAGGAGCCAGGCTCGACCATGAGCTGGTAGACCCATCGACAGCCTGCCATGACGGAGCCCTTGTTGCGGCCGACACCACGCTTGACCGTGAGGATGCCGGGCTTGAGGCTGCGCTCATCCACATGCAAGAGCCGGGCAAGGTTGGCCTGGAGGTCCCGGTTGGCCTTCTTGTCTCCGGTGCCGCCAATGTGGATGCGGTCACCCCACACTTCGTCGAGGTCCTTCCAGGAGAAGCCGTTGCGATCGAGCATCTCCAGGAGCGCCAAGGCGTCCGCCTTCTGGCTTCGAGCGTGCGCGCCCACATCTTCGTCCAGGACGATCACCCGATAGGGGTCAGCCTCCTTCACCGGCCGCTGTACGGCCGCCAGGATGGCGCTCTGCTTGTATTCCTTGGTCCCGTGATCGAGGCCAAGGTGCAGCTCCCACTCGCCCTCCGGCAGGCCGGTGATCGGCCGCACATGGATGCCGGTGTCGAAGGCGTCAAAGACGCGCGTGATCGTCCGGGTCTCCCATCCGCCATGGATGCGCACATCGCGCTCCGAGGGCAGGCAGACCCGCTCCGCCTCCGCGATCCACGCCGCATCCATCGGGCGCCCATCCGGCAGCTTGAGCGGATCGTGCTCCCCGATCGGCACGAGGGCCTCCGGTGTGAGCCGGGTGTGATGCTCCGAGATCGTGCCCTCTTCGACCATGGCGCGCAGCCAGTCCACCGGGGCGCCGATCGGCGTGAGCGTGAGGCAGACCTGGCCTTGGAGACGCTTGACCCGCTGGAGCACCTCCGCGAACACGGTAGGCCGGGGGGGCTCGTCAAAAAGCACCAGGTTGATCGTGGCGCCCGCCAGATCGAGCGAGTCCTGGTTGGAAGTCTTGAACCGGACGATCGCGCCGTTCTTGTAGATGGCCGCTGGCTTGTTGGCGTGGAAGCCGTTGACCGGATCGAAGCGGCAATCGTCGATCAGGTGGCGCCGCGCCACCTGCCAGAGCTTCTCTTGGATGGCAAGAGATTGAGGCCAGGATGCGCAGACCACCCAGGCCTCCCACCGCGCGCCCGGCGGGCGGGCTGCCACCTGGCGGAGCGGGTGCCGCCCAAGCGCCTGGAAGTGCACCTCAGCCAGGCCGGCCATGGTCTTGCCCACCTGGTTGCCCGCACGCAGGAGCTTGATGGGCGCGTCGTCTGCGAGGAAGGAGGCCTGGACAGGGAGCCAGGAGATCCACTCAAGCGGGTCCTCCTGGCAGGCCTTCACGATTGCGCGCATCTTCTCCAAGGCCTGGAGCGTGTCCACCGTCACGCGGCGCCCTCGAGCGCCCGCCGGAGCTTGGCCGGGAGCTGAGCACGGAGACGCTCGAGCTCCGCCGCCGCCGCCGCCGCGTCCACGGAGAGCCCGTCGGCCTTGGGCGCCGCCAGCTCGTGACGAGCCGCCAGAAGGTCCTTGATCGTGCGGGCCGCACCGGAGGCCCAATCGCCACGCTCCGCGCTGAGGAACCGGGTGAGGGCGTTCGCCAGGACTCCGAGGGCCTCTTCGTAAGGGAGCGCCGCCAGGTCAACGGCCGGGGGCGGGAGCTCCACCGCCTCCGGAAGAGGTGCAGGCCCGGTGGGCGCCTGCGTAGCGGTCGCGCCGATCGGGTACAGGCGAAGCGTGGGCGCCGCCGGGCGGTCCTTCGTGAGCCGTGCGGCCACACGCCACACCGTCCGCTCCGAGCATCCGAGCCGTTGAGCAAGCTCCTTCGCCACAACCGCTGGAAGCTCCCCCGATTGGAGCACGGCCGCCGCGATCACGGCGTCTCGTTGGTTCTTGTCCATCGTCTCTCCAGACTGACAGGCCGGCGACATAGCGGCGCCCGCTACTGCCAGTGTATCCGAGACGGCGCGCGCGTGGGATCGGACGGCTGTTCGAGG